TAAAGGCGCTTGAACACATTCATCATCTCTTTGTCCAAGCTCAATCTCTCACTCCAGAAGAAAGGGAAACCATGGGACGCCTCACCCAGTTATTGATTGATACCCGTTACCAAGCATGGAAAAATAGATAGTACCTTTCAAAAATCAAATGTATATAAAACAAAAGACGGCCGTTATTTTGCTGGACAGGATAATCTTTTTTGTAAGGGTGATTGCAAAGATGGTGGTTCAAATGGGATTGATACAGATACAACAGAATTGTTTGATAGTCCGCAGGAAGCATTAAAGAAGCAATATGGTTTTAAATCTAAATGTGATTATCAAAAATTAGTGTGTTACCAAAACTCCGGCCACGAAGAAGACAAACCCGAAGAGCAACCCAAAAATCCCAAAGAAGAGCCCCCCAGCCCTACACCCCCCAAAACCGACGATAAAGCCTGCGGCCGCAACGTAAACGGCAAATGGGTTCCCGAACCCTGTAAGCCCAATACCGATCAGCCCAAAGGCAAAATCAAATACAACGACCAGCCGGGCGAATTTACTGTTACTTTTTCTAATGAGCATCCGTCAAACGAACATCAAGGCGGTTCGCAAAAGTTTACTTTTAAAGGCATATTTCCAAATGGTCATAGTTTGGGTTATACGTTATGCAGAGAGGTACAGACTAATGAGCTTGCTGCAAAGGCGGGGTTTAAGTGTCCTGAAGGCAACGTCTTTTTTTTGACTAAAGTTGAGCAAAAGAAAGATAAAGACGACAAACCCAAAGACAAAGAGCCGCCCAAGCCAGACAAACCCAAAGACGACGGTAAAGATACATCAAAGCCCAAAGATCCCGCAAAGCCCGATGACGGCAAAGACGGCCCCGACGTATCGGAACTCGACGGCAACAAAGACTACAGCAAAGTGCTCGGCGACATAGCCAAAAGCCTGCAGGACATCCAAGAGAGCCTAGGCAAAATTGGCAACGGAAACGGCGGCGGCGGGGGCGGCAGCGGCAACAAAGGCGATCCCAACGGCCACAAAGGCGGCGAAGACACCGGCGAGACCGATATGGCCAAATACTGCAAAGAGCATCCTAATGCCCTGTCCTGTACCAAGCTCGGCACCGAAGAAGACATCCGCCGCACCGTCGGCAGCCCCGACGGCAGCGGCAGCAGAATCGGCATACCCAAAGAAACCGTCGGACTGCCCGGATTCAGCCGCAGCAGCGATTTTGTCGAAAACGGCACCTGCCCCGCGCCCAAGCAGTTTGTGTTTATGGGGCAAACGAACGAGTTAAGCTATGAAAGCATGTGCCAAGGCGCAAGGGGTTTGCGGCCGTATATCGTTTTTTCGGCAATCTTTATTGCCTTTGTGATTTGCCGGCATGCCGTAATCAGCAAAACCTAAAGGGAGACAACCATGCCAGTTTTGATTGCCCTGCTCGGCCAACTGCTCGTAACCCTGATAGGCCAAATAATCGTAGCCCTTGGCGTGTCCGCCATTACCTACGTCGGCTTCGACCATCTGCAGCAGATGTTTCTAAATCACATCAAATCCAGTATGGGCGGGGCAGATGCCGCAGCCATACAGATTTTCTACATCGCCGGCGGCGGAGAAGCCCTAAACTGGATATTCGGCGCAACGTCGTTCGCCTTGGCACTTTCGTCCGTGTCCAAGCTCGGCACGTCTTTCAAGAAAAAGTAGTAACAAAATTCGCCGGCAAACCGCCGGCGAAAAATCAAACATAAGGGGTAAAACATGATCAGCCTAATCACCGGCCTGCCCGGATCCGGCAAAACAAACCTGCTCGTCCACGAATTAATGACGCGAGACGATCTCAAAAACCGTCCGCTCTTCGTGGACGGCATCCCGGAATTGAAAATTCCGACAATGGAAATTCCCGAAGGGGAAGATATGACAACGTGGCATAAGTGGGCGCCCACCGGTGCAATACTTGTGATAGACGAAGCACAGCGCATTTTTCGCCCCCGTCCCGCCGGCGCCAAAGTGCCCGACTACATCCAAGAGCTAGAAACGCACCGCCACAAAGGCATAGACATCTTTGTCATTACCCAGCATCCCAGGCTGATTGACGTCAATCTGCGCTCGTTGGTCGGCGAACACCGCAACATAAGTCGAACCATGCTCGGCTTTAAGCGCATCAGCTACTGGCAGAGATGCGCCAATCCCGAAAGCCGAAACGACGTTGCAGACGCTAAAAACAGCATCTACTGGCTGAAAAAAGACGCATTCGGCATGTATAAAAGCGCCGAAGAGCACACCAAACTCAAAGGCTCCCTAAGCTCGTGGATTTGGGTAATGCCCTTAGCAATCGGCTTTGTCGCCTATAACGCCTACAAGCTCAACAACAGCTATCAGGCCAGATTGCAGCCGCAGCAGGCGCAGGAAGCCCAGCCAGAATCCGGACAAGGGCAAACCCAAGGCCAGCAGCCAAACGCCCCGCAAAACGCATCAGGCGGCGTTTACGGCCAACAACAACAGATGCAGCAGATGCCTGCCCAAGATCCGAACCGTCCCTTAAGCGCATCCGACTACATCCCCAGCATCGACGGCCAGCCGTGGACGGCACCCATCTATAACGGCCGCAACCGCAACATCCAAACCATGCCTTACCCCGCCGCCTGCGTCAAAAGCGGCAGCAAATGCACCTGCTACACAGATCAGGCAACTACGCTCGATATCGACAAAGCCCAATGCCTGAAATACGTTGAAGACGGCATCTATAATCCCTACTTGGCCGACGAGTATCAAGATCAGACACCCGCCAACAGAAGCTACGGATACCAAGAGCAGCAAGAGCAAAGCCGCCCGCAGGTTTCCCAGCTAGGCGGCCGATCTTTGCCCAGTCTCACGCAGGGCAACAATAGCGATTTGGATGTGATTCAGTAGTTTTAATATGGGACAAATTCAAAGGTAGTTTTAAAGCATTCTGAATTGCCTTTTTTATATACGCCACCCTTAGCAGCGCGCAATGCAGCATTATCCAAGCTTGCATTGCCGCTGCTTTTGACAATTACAGCATTTTTGCCTCTTCCATCATCGGTAACTTCAAATTCGACGCTGACTTTTCCGCCAATCCCAGCATTCTGTGCATCTTCAGGGTAAGGCGGATTGGGCAAGCCTATTTTTGTGCAGTTCCGGCCTGATTTTTTGCTGTGAGATGTTTCCACCGTTCTGCCCGCATCCGCCTGGCCAGTCTGTTCGGCCATAGAAGTGGCCACTTGATTCGCATGGCCGGGCGATCCGGTTGTCAAAGTGGCCACTTGCACCGCATTCGGCCTATCCTGCATTTTCGCCGCCATATAGCCCAACAGCCCGCATATGGCCGACAACAGCACAATGATGATGTTTTGCTTCATGGTTGATTCTCCGCTTAAAAAGCCCGATTATAGCTGTACTTTGCAAATAGCAAAGTATCCTTCTGGTAGGCTACAATATACAAACTGTCTAAATATTACATTTTAAGCGTATTAATTTAGACAATATGTACTATAAACATATTAAAAAGACATTTATTGTCCAATATATTACATCTATTCTTTTGGTAACATGATGTTATTAAATTGGATTTTTATGTGCCAATTTAATAACAGAATACTTAAATATTCTGCAGATTTTCTACTTTAGAATATTATACAAATTGTCCAAACTTGATTTACCCGTGCCCGCCTGCCCGCCAAATTTCCCGGCCTGCTTGGTTGGGGTTCCGGTTACGTTTGATACATCACGGAGCCGGAAGGGCGTCAAGGGGGAAGCTTTGTAAAGATTTGGGGCGCTTTTTCCCAAATCTTTATGAACACCCCCTTGATGCCCTGCAGGCGACCCCACACTCTGCCGCAAGGGCAGGTGGTAAGGCGCGCGCTTTTCGCGCCGTCCCCCTGCCCCCCGCGGCGTCGCAAGTGAGACTGGGGGGCGCGGGGGCTAGTCCCCCGCAAAGGGTTCCGCTTCAGCCCCGTTTCAGATTACCCGCCGCAGGTGGTGCTGTTACAATCCCCACCGCTGCGGCCTAGCTAACCGCAGCAAAGAGCAGCCAGCCTGTAAGCAGCCGGGGCACTATAGCCCGTCTATCAGATTAGGCGGCCGCTCTCTTTCTGTTTGTGAAATTGAGTAGCATCAAAGGACGCGGCAAACCGCGAACCTGCATAGTAAGGGTAATCACATGAGAACATCCGTCGGATTAGACATCTCCAAAAAAACCATCGACGCCGCCTACATGCCGGCAGAAAGCCAAATAACCAGCGCCGTTTTCACCAACGACGCCGACGGCATCCAATCCCTGAAACAATGGCTGGCCGAATTTGGACAAAGCGAACTGCACATCTGCATGGAAGCCACCGGCAACTATTACGAAGCCGCCGCAGATGCCTTAAGCACCGACTACGCCGTTTACGTCGTCAATCCGCTTAAAATCAAAAGCTACGCCAAAAAGCGCTTCAGCCGCACCAAAACAGACAAACAGGACGCAAAAATCATTGCCGAATACTGCTTCACCGCCCTAGATTCCGAGCTAGAGCAACGGCACACACCTAGCGCAGACCAATACCGCCTAAAGCGTTTCATGGCACTGCACGGCCAACTCAAACAGCAGATGACAGCCCAGAAAAACCGTCTAAAGGCCGCCAAAGACAAATTTGTCCAAAGCATCCACAAAGAGCAGATTGCCCAGCTTCAAAGGCATATTGACGCAGTAGAGCAGGAAATAAACGACGTCGCCGGTGGCGACAGCGGCACCAAAGCCGCTACCGATAAACTGCAAAGCATCCCCGGCATCGGCGGCATCACATCCGCCAAACTCGCCTACTACCTAACCGCCCTAAAATTTAAAGGCGCAAAGCAGTTTGCCGCCTTTGCCGGACTAGTGCCGCAAAAGAAAGAATCCGGCACAAGCGTCAGAGGCAAAGAGCAGATGACAAACTACGGCAATAGACAACTGCGCGGCGCCCTTTTTATGCCCGCCATGGTCGCCTACCGTAACGGCTACTTCCCAGAGCTGATAAAACGGCTAACCAAAAAGAAAAAGCCCAAGAAAGTAATCATCGGCGCCATCATGCGAAAACTGGCTACTATCGCCTACTACGTCCACACCACCGGCAAGCCCTACGAGCCGCACCGCTATCGGCCGCAAAGCTAGCGGCCGCAGCAAAAAGAAAACGGCAGAAAACTGCCGCCTTTTTTGCGTCTGCATAAAATGCAACAAAACATACTCAATAAAAACAGCAAGATGCAATTTCTTGTGTAAAATTGGGTTTACATCTAAGGTAGCATCTGAAAGCCGGCGGCGACATCAATATCCGCAGCCGCGAGGGCGACATTACCGTCCAAGGCAGCAACATTACTGCGGGCGACACCATCCGCCTCGATTCCGCGCGCGACATCCGGCTGCTCTCCGCCCAAGACAGCCAACATCAGGACGGCAAAAACCGCAATGCCGGCGTACAAGTCGGCGTCGGGGTTTCCGTTGGTGCCCAAACCGGTGTCTATATCTACGCCGAAGCCGCCTACGGCAAAGGCAAAAACCGTTCGGACAGCCAAACCCATCAAAACACCCTGCTGCAATCGGACAAACTGCAGCTCAGCAGCAAGGGCAATACCGTGCTGAACGGTGCCCAAGCCCATGCCCGACGCATCGACGCCGATGTCGGCGGCACCCTTTATATCGAAAGCCCGCAGGACACTGTCGAACAGGAAAGCAAACAAAGCGGCGGCGGCATCCGCGCCCAAGTCGCGCTCGGCAGTGCCTGGGGCGTGTCCGGCAACTACAACCAAAGCAAAGCCAGCGGTTACAGCCGCAGCGTCGGCAGCCAAAGCGGCCTCTTTGCCGGCGAAGGCGGCTACCACATCACCGCCGACAGCGTCCGGCTCAAAGGCGGCGCCATCGCTTCTGCCGCAGACAAAGACCACAACGAACTCACCGCCCGCAGTTTCAGCTTCGAAGACATCCGCAACGAAAGCAGCTACAGCGCCAGCAGCATGGGCATCGGTGCCGGTTATGGCGGCAGCCTGAAAGGCAGCGACGGCTTCAATCAAAGCGCCTTCGGCCGTGCGTCCCAAACCGCCGGCCAGAACATGAACAAAGGCCTCAACTACAGCCCCACCCTGCCGCAGCATGAAAGCGGCGACAGCCAAGGCTATACCCGCTCGGTACTCAGCGAAGGCAACATCACCATCGGCGGCAAAAAAACCAGCGCCCGCGCCCTCGGCATCCATACCGATTCGGCCACTGCCCATCACGGTGCCGATGCCGTTCCCGATCTGCAAAAACTACTCGACAAACAGCAAACCGTCGCCCAATCGACTGCCGCCATCCACAGTGCCGTCGGCACCTATAGGGGCAACCGTGCCAAAGCGGCAGCCGAAGAGCTGGAAAAACAACAGGCCGCCCACGAAGGCAGCCTGAAAGAGCGTAACGACGGCAGCTACGAACACTACCTCAGCCTAAGCGACGCACAACGGCAGCAGGAGATGCTGGCCCATTCCCCCGCCTACGCCCAAGCCTACCAAGAAGCCCGAAGCTGGGGCGTAGGCGGCAGCAAAAGCCGTGCGCTTAGCGCCGCCGAAACCCTGATTACCGGCGCATTGGGCGGCCAGGGGAATCTGCAGCTGGCGGCCAATACTTTGGCACCCTATGCCGCGCAAATCATCGGCAACACCGTCGGCCACGGCGAACACCAAAACACAGCCGCACAAACCGTCGCCCACTTTATGCTCGGTGCAGCCTTGGCCTACGCCAACGGCGCCGACCCGCTTGCCGGCGGCAGCGCTGCCGTTGCCGCCGAACGCGCAGCCGAGTATCTGGCCAAACAATACGACGACGGCAAGACCGCCATCGACCCGATAACGGGGAAATTCAATTCCAATCTTCTGCCCGAACACATTAAGGAAGAGATCAAAGCGCAGACCGGTGCGGTTGCTTCGGTGGTCGGTGCCGCCGGAGGCCGTCTGAAAGGGGGAAGCGGCACAAACAACAGCAACACCAATGCCCTGTTCAATGCGCAGGTGGGGGTGTGCTGGGGCAGAATGCGGTAG